ATTAGGTCTAATATTTGCGTTATTTCCACCTTTCAATAAGAGGGTTGGAACACCTAAACATTTGAGGATAGTATCCTCTAAGTTATTCACAGATTCTTCAAAATCTAACTTTTTAAAGTCAACATCAGACATTTTATCAATCTCTAGTCCGCCGTCTAAAACTAAAGGTCTGCGACCTCCACTCTTAGGACTGTATCTTGCTGACCAAGAATTAATAAGTCTTTCTTTAACTTTAGTACTTAGAGTATTTGGACTCTTTAGTACTAATCCAGGTACTGCTCCATTTTCAAAGAAGGTTGCCTGAAAGTCTCTCATGTTGTTCAGCAAATTAATTGAATCTCTTGCTGCTATCATTCTAGATGTTCCTCGATAGATAGATTTTGATGAATTGTCTTGGATATGAATAACTTCTTCGGGTTTATACTTAATGTCACCGTATTCGTATCCTTTAATAAATGTTTTCTTATGTGGAACTATTACCATGTCACTAGCAGGTAAATGGTATAAGTGCGCTCCATCATAATATATAAAACAGTTGCCATCTATCATCATATCCAAAAATAACTGCCTTCTAAAGGCGTCTGCATTTTGGAAAGGATTAGGCTGTCTGTTTAATAATGTAACTAATTTTTTATGCCTAACAGTTGCTATTCCAGGAAAAGCTTCTTTATCTCCTACATCAACTCCTATCTGAGAAGCTGCATCCACAATCATATTTACACCTCGGTTAACTACTTCTAGGTGCTCAAATGCTCTTTCGAAGGGAACGCTTTTATACGAGGCGTCTTGTATACCTTCTGCTTGTGAAATTCGAGGCTGTGCAGGGTTTAACTTTCGCAACCCTAAACTATCTAACATTCCCATATTCTTTTTCTCTTCTTTTGTTAACCCAGCGTTGCTGCTTGGGGCCAGTGTTTAAAGAAGGCTTCTTCCCGTAAATCGAATGTAGTTTCAAATGATGTGTATGACAGAGAGTAACCGTATCTTCGTAAATATGTTTACGATGTGCCTCGATAAACTCATCTCTAATACTCATCATATCTTCAGCTGTCAATATAACGAGGTTCTTTTCTTTAATCCACTTATTAAGAAGTTCTGTTACACTAAAGAAGTGATGAAAGTCCAAGTTCTCGACTCCCCCACAGATGTAACATTCTTCGTCTTTTACATAAGCGCTCTTGGCACGGTCTCTAATGTATTTTATTTTATCCCGTTTAAGTTCACTCATAAAGTATTTTTCTTACATTTTTTCTGTATTCTGGATATTATATCAAAGTTATATCTAAAAGTCAAGAGGAATTTTTCGTTGGTGGTACGATTATTTGGTTGTACCCACGAAAATCATCTAATACCCATAATTAGAAAGTTATTTCGGATGCGACAAACGTGTACAGGGCGTAGCGTAGGGCATCTGCCATATGCGAAGCCATATTATGTACAGGTTTCTCTGTTATTAAATTTTCATTAGGATTCCATTGGTACTGGTCTAATGAAGTTAGTGTATCTTTACATCTCTGGTCTACTATTAAGTTTTCATTATCTACAATAGTAGCTACCGCTGCTATACCATCTAGTACACTTTTAGTAGCATTTATAGTTGAGATGTCATATTCTTGTGCTAAGTCAAAACGCATTTGTTGAGCTGCGGAGTCGATATAAATAGCATCTATATCCCACTTTTCTATTAGTGCTTGTAAGACTCTTGCGTGTTGCTCAGTTGTTCTTTCTGCGTGCATGTACTCCTCTAGTACATAGTACTTCTTCTCGTCCCAATCGTAACCAATTACACAAAATGCTGTGGGGTCACGGTAACCAACGTCTAGTCCCGCAAAGATTTCCATATCAGACGTATCTAAATCTTCCAGGTTAGCTACGCAGGTTTCATAGTTAAAGTTCCATACTTGCCCCTCAAAAGTATTAAAGTCTGCTAAGTATTCCTGGTTAAATTCAGCCTTAGACATACCTGCCTTGGCGTCATCTATATCTTTTTTACTAAATCTAGGATTTTCATGATAAGTAGCTCGTATAGACACCCAGTTGTCATACTCTTCTGTAAAGCCTCGGTTGTAGAATTCTGCAAACCAGTTATTACGTCCACGAGGTGTGGATATAAATATACATTTACTTTGAGGTTTGTCTAGCGTAGGTCGAAGTGCTACATTGAAAGCATCCTTGCCTCCGTCACCTAGCGCGGCTTCATCAAATATAATAAGATCATAACTCCTACCAACGGTGCTATCGACCTGATTAACTGATCCCATTCTGATAGTACTTCCATTAGTTAATTCTATTACCTTATCTTTTGCGTTGTCTCTAGCTACTTCTAGGTCGAAGTGCTTAATTAATCCTCTTTGCAAATCAAAGGATATTTGTGAGAGTGAGTAGTTGGGACTCATTACCAAAACATTTACTTTAGGTACTAGGGCGACTAGCTGGCCTATTATGTTTGCGATATACGTTTTACCCTGCCTTCGTGATAGGGCAGCTACTATGAATCTGTAATCTGGGGAATTGACTGCATTGATTAATGCAACTTGAGATTTTATGGGTTCTATACCCAATAAGTTTAAATATTGTAAGATAGGTAATTTTATAAACCTATCTTCTTTCGTATATTCTAAGATTTCATCGGAAGATACGTTTTCTCTACTGATTTCTAACATTTACGTTCCTTATTGTTATAAACAAAAGCCTTACATAGAAGTAAGGCTCTTGTGTGGTGTGCCTAACTTATTTTTACTCGCTAGTGAACAATTTGTAAACTACTGCCGCTGACAATAGACCTACAAGTCCTGCGCTACCTAAATCGTTAATGATACCCGTAATTGTTGCAATAACATCTCCACCTAAGAAAGGTACAGAGCCACCGAAAATTATCTGTAGAACTATCGTTAAACAAATTAATGATAGACCTGCGTGAGTACCAGCTTTAATCCAACCGATAACTTTTTCCATAAAAATATCTCCTTTTCAACTTTTGTCATCTTGACAATTTAAAATTATACCATAATTAAACAAAAAGTCAAGTGGAATATTTCTTAGGTCATTGATTATCTCGTATTAAAGGGTTTATTTTTCCTTAATTAAATGTAACTGACTCCCCACACCCACAGGCTGCCTTAACTTGGGGGTTATAAAATTCAAATCCCTCATTAAGTTCCTGTTTTACATAGTCTACCTCAGTACCTGACAAGTACGGCAAACTTTTAGCATCAACGATTATATTTACTCCTCTATTTTTGAATACTGTGTCGTCAGAGTTTACTGCGTCCACGTACTCAAGGGCATACGCATACCCCGAACATCCTGCGGTTCTCACCCCCACACGAATACCTTCACCCGAGCCTCTGTTGGCTAGATGTTGTTTCATTACGTGTGCGGCTTTTTGTGTTAATGTCATATCTATAATTTCTTGTAGAACCCATTCCATTTCTCAATGTGCTCAATGTATCCTACCATTGCGTGGTCTGAAAAGTTATCTATCTTACCTTTTGTTAGTCCTAAAAGCATACCACGCAGTCTGTCTTTTAGTCTAGTAAACCAATTAGAAACTCCAGTAGAATTAATACTACCGTCACTTCTAATATAGTGTAGTTTTCCATGATGCTTGTAATTCATAATTCTAAGTGGAACACTAGTTACAATATCATTGTTATTTTTCCAACGTATGTGGTCTACCTTTAAAGACTTAACATACTTAGGCCAACCAACTCTGGGAGAACCATATGTGTATAGTTGCTCTGGGTCTGGGAGAGTTACTGAATCTGCACAACGTGAGGCCATTATAGTAGCCATTGCAGCTCCTAGGGAATGTCCACAAAACCATACTTTCTTATCCGTAACTAAGTCTCTACCTATACTGGGCCAAAGTTCATCTACCTCAGCTTTGAAACCTCTATGTACTCTTGAAACTGTTTCTGACTTTACTGGGAAAGCTTTTAAATCCGCAGCTAAATCATTAAATTCTGTAGGCTGAGTGCCTCTACAAGCTATTACTACATCTGTAGAACTCTCTAAGCGATAAGCCTGTGCGCCTCCTAAGTTGTAAAACATTTTAACTTTCAACCCGTGCTCTTTTACGGCGTCAGTTACTGCAGACTCTTTGCCGTAAGCATCCGCAGCTAGCTTTGCAAAAAGTAAACTTTTTTGCTTTAGTGTTTTATCTGATATACTCATTGTATCTCCTTTACTTGCTTAACCAACCGTTAGGTTGCTCTAGCTCTTCTATTCTAGACTCTAACTCTTCTATCTTAGCGGCTATTTTAGGGTTTACCTTTTTCCAGGCATCTGGGTCTTGGTTTAGCCAAGTCCAACCATACCGGTCTCTAAGGTAATCTAGGATACTATCGAACATTCCGTAGCCCCATAAACCTATTCTAGTATCTTTTATATAAAATAGTGCCGCAGCACCTAGCATAGCCCCTGCTATACTTGTATAAATCCATAATGTATCTTCAAACATTCATTCTCCTAAATTTTAATCTTTGCAAGAAGCTCTTCTTCTGTTTCTACCCTATTAGGGTCTGGTAAACAAACATCTACAGGGCAAACTTCCACACATTGAGGTGTATCATAATGACCTACACACTCGGTGCATAAGTCCCCATCTATAACATAAATTTCACTCCATCTAGGAGTGCCTTCTGGTTCTAGAAACCCCGCATAAATTGCTTCATTAGGGCATTCTGGTACGCATACATCACAGTTTATGCAACTGTCTTCAATATACAAACTCATAATTAGTTTTGTGTAAGTGTTACTGTACAACCAGAGGGTGTGGTACAGTATGATGTAATACTAGTTGAATACCCAGTTGTGTCTTGATAGCTTGAACCAAGTTGGTCAACATCGACAGTAACAGCACCACCAGCGTTTGTTACAGTAATATTTGCTACACTATCCATAGCTCGTTGATAGAGGTTAATATCATTATCATTTCCAGTCACTAAAATATTACCTTCGACTTCTCCATAACTATCACTATTGTGTTTTACTGTATTATCGTTACCTGTAATTCCAATATTTGTTTCTTTATGTCCACCCCAAATACCAGTGCTTGCGGCATTAACTAAACGATTTTGCACATAATTATCATCACCTATTATAACAATATTACTTTCTCTAGTATTACTATTATCTACTCCAGCCGCGTGAGATATATGAATGTTATTATCATCTCCATACATACCGACAGCCACAGTACTATTATCAGATTGATTTCCTTTGTTCCATCCTGTTCCGCACACAGTATCTGTTGTTGTTGTAGTTGCACAGAAGCTTAAATAGTTGTCATCACCATCTTGAGTAACTCCAAAAGTTAATCCATCACCTA